CACCTTTACTGTCTAATCTACGGCTCATCATCCCAGCGCCACCAGTAGTAGCTTCTGTAATCTCAGCTTCTGCAGTTACAGGTGTAGTATCTTCACTAAGAGCTGCCTCTACAGCAGACTGAATGGCTTCAGAGTCTACTGGACTTGCTTCCTCTTCACGTTCTGCTATTACAGGTGGCTCAAGGTTTAGGGCAGGTGTAGCGGCTGCTAGGTCTGGCTGTGGTGATAGGCTACCCTGCATCTCGTTTAGGAGGCTCTCTACGGCCTGAGCATAACGGGCTTGTTCATCACCAGCAGGCAGTGGCAGATCAGAACCAACAGTAGGTACACCCCCAGCGCCCTCATATGCAGCAGCAAAGTCAGGGATGAAACCATAAGGATCATACTCAGGATTAACTTCCTGTACAGCCTCTTGCTTCTGCTTTGGGCGTGGTAGGATGCTTGTCTCTACTTCTGGAGGTGCCTTTAGAGTAGTCTCTTTTTCTTCACTACCGAAGAAGGCACCAAGGTCGAATGAGTATTTGTACTTGTTCATTGTATTATCCTTACCAGCCACGTACGATAGCAGCACCAACAGAGCCAATAGCACCCCAAAGGCCTGCACTCTTAGAGGCTTTAGCGTCAGCAGCAGACTGTGCAACCTCTGAATCAGCAGCATACTTAGCGATTGCAATGTTTGTAGCACGTGTAGCGTCATTGTCAGCAGTCTGGAATGCATAACTCATAATGTCCCTTGCTTCTTGCATAGTGGCATTAAATGCTAGACCTGTCATTTCAGAAGCAGCCTGTGCAGCATCTCTGTTAGACTGATTGATAGCAGCATTGTCTGTAGTAGCTACTGTCTGATACCACTGTGCGTTAGCCTGCTCAATTACAAGACTGTTTGTTGCGTTAAACTGTTCACGTAGGTTGCGCTGGGTTGCGTTAAACTCAGCTAGAGCATTTGCTTCACCAGCGTTAAAGCGTTCCATAGCATTTGCTTGGTCTGCATTGAACTGACCTACAGTAGCTGCAAGATTGGAGAAGAACTGTGTAGCCTGATTTTCACTAGAAGCATTAAACTGCATTGCAGCATTCTCAGCAGCCTGATCAGTCAGCATACTGTTGATTACAGCCTGTGACTTGAAGATTTCAGCCTGTTGCTCATTGTTAAGGCTTGCCATATCCATCTGCAGGAAAGATTGTGCATTCTGTACAGCAGTCTGTTGGCGGTTGTTGAGGTTCTGCATGTCTAGTTGTGACATAGCAGCTGCATCAGCCATTACTTTAGCGCTGCGGCTTGAAAGGTTAGCCAGATCGACTGACTGTGCCATACGAGCATTCTCAAGAGCTACCTGTTGCTCAGCTGAGAAGTTCATGTTAGCAATATCACTGATACGTGCAGCATTAGATACACGTGTCTGGAACTCTTGTGTGAACTCCATGCCAAGGAAGTTAGCACGTTGCTCAGCAGCAAACATAGCAGTCTGTTGCTTGTTGCTCAGATTCTGCATCTCAAAGGTAGCAGCTGTCTGTGCATCCTGCATAGCGATAGGGAGTGAGGACTCCATAGCTGCTTGTACAATAGCCTGACCAGCCATTGATGAAGCACCCAAGCCACGAGCAGCAAGTTGTGCAGTAGCAGCCCGCATAGCACCAGCAGCCCATGCAGGAGGTTCAGCACCCTCAAAGTCTGCCATAAGGTTTGTCAACTGGCCCTGTACGGTAGCATCTGTAGATGGAGCACCCGTAGCAGCAGAGAAGTTTACGGCTGTCTCTACACGCCCCATGTCAACAGTAGGACCAGCAATAAGCTCACCCTCCTGTACAGTACGTGGTGCTACAGGCTGTACACGCTGTGCTTCTTCAAGAAGCGCTGGGCTAAGACCAAGTTGAGCTAGTTGCTCTGGCGTCATTGTAGCGGCGTCTGCTAGGGCTTCAGCTGTAGGCTTACCTGTTGCAGCTACTAGCTTAGACACAGTATCCTCTACGGAAGTTGCGGCAGTCTGTGCAGTTACAGTAGTAGGTGCTACCGCTGTAGGTGTTGTTACAGTAGCCGCAGGTTGTGCAGCTGTAGCCTGTGCCTGTGTAGCCTCACCAAGCTGCCCTGTACCTGCTGCCATTTGACCTGTAGCAATCTGTTCAGGCGTAGCAGTGGCTACCTCTGATTGTGTGATAAGGGTCTCAGGACGATTTGTTGCTTCACCAATAAACTCAGCAGTAGAAGGCATATTAAGTGCTTTATACTGTTGTAGTGCAGTGTTAGATGCATCCTGTGCTCTGTTAACTGCTATTTGTGCTTTGTCTGCAGCCTCAGTAAGAGTAGTATCTGTGGGGTTAGCAGCCTGTGCATCACGTGCAGTCTGTAGTGTAGCTAGTGCATCGGATTCTGCTTGACGTGCAGTATCTAGTGGTGAACTTACAACACCACCCACTGCCATCCCTGCAGGACTACCCTCAATAGCAGCACGAGCACGTTCTGTCATGGCACCTACACGAGCAGCAGCGCCAGGTGTAGCAGCTAGGAACTTAGCCTGTTCGTCAGCCTGCATACCCGCCATCTCAGGTACAATCTTACCTAGTTGATCTGGCGTGAAGCCACCAAAGCGTTTAGCCATTCTTTTAGTCCTTACTTATTCAAGTGCATCCATACAGCACCTGCTATAAAGGTGAGTACGGAGACCGTGATTACTTTGATTGTGGTAGTCCAGATTGACTTACGTGTCTCACGCCATGCCTCAAGGAGATTACGCATCTCAGTCAAATCTTTGTGTGCATTATCGTCTAAAAGCCCAATAGATGCAAGGGCTTGTTTGGCACCACGACTGGCTGCACGATCAAGCATAGCTTCTAGCTCTTCTGGTGTAAACTGAATGTCCGCCATCAGATTGTACCATTAGTGTTTACATTACCTACTACAGTTAGATTGCCTGATGCATCTAGTTTCATCTTGTTTACACCACTAGAGGCAAAGTACAAAGTCCCAGCGCTCTCTGTGAGAGTCCAATCGCCTAAATCTACTGTAGTAGCATTAAGTATTGCAGCTGAGAAGTTCTGACTTGATGAGCCTGCAAGTTCCGCTTTAGTGTCAATCTCAGTCTGTAAGCCATCAATGTTAGAAATAGTGTGGTTATGGCTGTCATCAGCTACTGTTGCTGTGATGGTTACATTGGAGCTGCCATTAAAGCTGACACTACCTGAAACATCACCAGCAAGAGCAATAGTACGTGACGTAGCAAGTGCCGTAGCTGTTGTAGAATTGCCCGTTAAGTTAGCAGTGACATTGTTGAAGGTTACATTGGAGTTAGTACCTACAGCCTGTCCAATAGAGAATTGCCCTGCAGAGTAGGTTACACCTGTACCAGCACTAAAGTGGGCACGTACTTCTGTGGCGGATGGGCCTGTGTAAGTAAATACACCTGTACCTGAGTTATAGCTAAATGAACCGTCACCACCTGCATCCGTAGCTGATACAGCAGCACGAGCACGGGCATTGGTATAATACAGGTTAGTAGAACCCTCAGCTACAGTATCTGTATTACCCTGTGTATAGCTAATGAAACCAGTAGAAGGGTTGTAATTGATAGACCCTACAGCTGAAATAGCAGCACGAGCACGGGCAGTAGTGAAATACAGGTTTGAACCCTCTGAAAGAGCACCTGTGGTGTGGTTTGATATGCTTGAGACAGTGCCTGTGACATTACCTGTGACATTACCCGTTAGGTTACCTATTAGGTTACCTGTGACATCACCTGTGACATTACCCGTCAAGTCACCTGTGACATCACCTGTAATAGCACCTGTGACACCTAGAGTACCACCAACAGTAGTATTACCAGAAACAGTAAGGGCATCTGTATCTACAGTACCGTCAAACCATGCATTCTTGAATTGAATAAGCTCAGTACCTAGATCAAGTACATTTGTTGTCTTTGGAGTTAGAGCAGTAGTAGATACGATTAAGTCCTGCGTTGGACCTACCTTTGTAATGGGTACACCCTCACCAGCAGACCCATCATGAGAATGACCTGTTGTGGAGTTAAAAACTGCCTCAAGGGTGTTGAACTCTGCATCTAAGTCATCAGCATCAATGACACTGCCGTTAGAGATGTTGTTCTGTATATCCTGACGAGAGTAGCCTGCCATGAAACGTCCTTACTGTCTGTCATTCTGTCTAAACTCTAGGAGTACAGTATCCAGAGTAAACGTAGGGTTTATTGAATTGTCTTCAAAGCGTATAGCAACTGTTTTACCAGAGCCTACGAGATTAAGGTTATATACGTTATCAAGCTCACCGCCAAAAGCAGCGGTACCATATACAGCCTTCGTACTACCATACAGAAATGTAGACGTACCTGAACTGGCAATCTCACTGGTAGGAGGTTGAATTACACCATTGCCAGTGTTGATATCAAAGTCATACTTAATATTAACGGTAAGCTGCATATCCCCTGTAGGTTCAGCGTAGAGTGTCATCTTATATAAGGTTTTACGTACCTGAGGGTCATTGATAGGCATGTATGGGGATTCGTAGATAGCTTCAATAGACTCTCCATCAAAGGATGAACCTGTTTCCATCTGATAGATATATCCATCCGAATTTCCAAATAGGATTACTTCAGAGCTACCAATGTATGCACTATCTGCCGTATAGGCCTTGATGCCGCTAGTTGTAGACCACCCTATACCAGAACCACCCTGAGAAATAAACTTAGTAGCGATGAGACCTTTTGTAGTCGCAGGTTGTTCTGACTCTATATAAGCAAAGATACGATATTGAGCCTTTTCACGTAGAAGTAAAGAGCAATATTCTGATGTAGAGTTAGTGAAGATAAGAGTATCTTTAGCAATGGGATCAGAGGCAATTTCAAGTCCAAAGTCACCAATCCGATCTGTAGCACTTAAAAGCCTGATACCGTCTGGTGCCAGGTACATAATATCACCACCGACTTCTTGGATAGTATCGCCATTAACACAACCTATTCTATCTGTGATAGGTGCAATAACAAAGTCAGAAGCTGTTGTACCTGTTACACGCTTGATAGTGTTCTGTGTAAAGATGATGAGTTGATCACGAAATACAATCAATCCTGTAACATCTGATCCTACATTGATAGACCCTGCGCCATTAGCAACACTGAAATCTCCTACGGAGAGAGGGGCAGAGAAATATACTACGCTACCCTTGGCGTAGAAAGCAGTACCCTTAAAGACAGCAACATGCTCTGCTGCTAATACATCTGTGCTGCTATCCAGGGTCGTTAGGCTATTATCGGAGTTATTAAACTCTACGGGGTAGTTGACACCATCAACAAAGATTGTTTTTTCTATACCAGAAATACTATGTGATACATGGCGTGCTTTACCACCAAGTAAAGGCATGGAGGTAATTGAAGTCCAAGTAGTGCCGCCTCCGTAGTAATATTCAGTTACATCTGAGGTGTTTCTACGAGATACAACCGTCTTCTCTGAAGAAGCAATCTTTATTGCTAGTACAGGACCAGAGCCAGCTATAGCTGTGTCACTATACTTTTCATAACCTTTGATCTTGGTGTAGCCACCGTCCTTAGAGGCCTCAAAGTTCTGTAGGATTGTAGCAGACCCAACAGCATTTGTACCCTGCTGCAGAGGGCTGAGGTTGGAGATAAGACCACCTCTGAACTCAATAGGGAATGTCTGCCATTGCGTAGCCATTAGCGTTTAACTCTCGTGTCTCTGATATACTCAGTGCGGTTAATGTGCAGACTACGCATGTACTTAATGCCATCCGTAAACTTACCCTGTGTGATGTTTGCTGCCTGTGCATCACCTCTGAACATGTAAGCATAGTACATAGCACCATCTGATATTACATGTCTGTATTGCTCTGGAATTGTAGGTACGTCAGAAGCTTGCTGCAAATCAAAGGAGCTTGTGTAATACTCATACACCAATTCATAGGCTTTATCAGGCGTAGGTACAAGAAGAATCTCTTGACTCGGAGACCTTACAACAAAGCGTGGTGTAGTTCTAATGTCGTTGCTAGAGTTATACTCATAATCGACGTACTTGTCAAGGTATTCTTCATAGTTGAGCACTTTAAGTTTAGTCGTCTCGACACCCAGATCAGCATCACCCTTAATGCGGAAGCTGTTCATATTCACAGTCTTTGCATCATAAGGGATACTGTAGCGTATGACACCTTCTGTCAAGACCTCTTCGGCTTCGACATGGTTCCAGGGCCACTCAAACTCTTCCTGATTGATGTGACGAACAGCAGAGTTTACTGCATCTTTTACACCAGCATGGTAGCCTCTTGCTGTAGCAAAAGTACTCTCAGTAAGCTCTACTTCATTGAGTCTGCGGTTGACCTCATTGACCAGGTTCAGGTAGTTGTAGGCCATCTTATCTCTCCTTGACTGTAAGTGCTACAGAGCGTTCATACTGAAGGCCGTTACCTGTGGTAATACGACATGTGATGTTATACTTGATGTTGTTTGTGCCGAGTGAGAAACGTGCTGTTGCTACTTTACCTGAGATTGTACCTGTTACAAACTGCAAGCCATTGACAACAGAGGCATCGCTAACCTGAGTCTTAACACCATCTGCATCATCAATAAACCAAGTAGCAGCAGCTAAGGTGTCTGTACCAATAAAACGTGACCAGTCTACGCTGTAATCAACAATCTCGTCCTTGTCTTTGTTGGGCCATTTGTATGACATGGTAGTTCCTTATGCTATAATGTACACAGTATGACTGCCTTGCTGGCCCTGTACGTACACTGTATTGTTTTGTTCTTTAACATACACAATGTGATTGTTATTTGTGGCAAGTGTGTATAGTACATGTGCTCTGTTGTACTGATCAGCAATGGCGTTATAATCAAAGCGAACACCAAGTGCATTAGTAAAGCCAGCAGCAGTAGTACCAGATACACTAAAGAGAGAAGCTGAAGCTTTAGCATCTACAGCATCAAAGTCGGAGGCAGTTGTAATGACAGCTACGCCGCTAATAGTAGCCTCTGCCTGTGCATCCTCATCATCAAAGTCATAGCTATTGATGCCAAAGGCTACGCCAGTGATATAGCTATTTGCTTTAGCGTCTACGTCTGAGAAGTTAGAGGCAGTGAAGGCTGCAGTAGCAGAGGCAAATACTGTTGAGGCTTTGGCATCTACATCCGCAAAGTCACTGGCTGTAACTACTGCTGATACACCCTGTACACTTAGTGTAGCTTGAGCATCCTCATCAGCGAAGTCATAGCTGTTAATAGTGAAGTCAACACCAACCAGTGATGCTGAGGCTTGTGCGTCTACATCAAAGAAGTTAGAAGCAGTGAAGCTACTCAAGGTAGAGTTGAGTGTAATAGCCGCATCTAAGTGGATTTCTTCAAAGTCATACGCAGCAGCAGTAACAGATACACCAGAGACAGAGGTTACAGCTTTTGCGTCTACATCAGAGAAGTTAGAAGCAGTGAATACAGAAGCAGCGCCTGTAGTTACAATAGTAGCCTTACCATATACATCTGTAAAGTCACTAATTGCAAGTAATGCAGTAGCAGCGCTGGGTGTAGTGTTTGCCTTAGCGTACAGTGCAGCAAAAGCATCTAGAGCAGTGGTGGCAGATGCACCTGTAACTGATGTATTAGCAAGAGCGTCATACAGAAGTGTATTCGCAGTGGCTGTTGATACAGCTGAAGCGCTGACTGTATTGGCTTTTGCGTCAGTAGTCAGTGCATCTACAGAACCTACAGATGTTGCAGCCGTGACAATAGCTAGGGCAACTACAGCTGTAACTGCCTGTGAGAGGGGCGTCTCCGAGAAAGCTGTAAAGCCTAGCATTTAGGTATTCCTTATGGTTTAGGTCGCCAGCACAAGAATCTACCTTCCTATGGGCTGACTCCTGCAAGACCAAACAAACCTTCTACATTTTGTGAGAACGAACCTTCCCACCAAGCAGAGTGAGTAGCATG